GCACAACATAATGCCAATGATCCGATTGGCCGGGCCCAATCATTTAGCAAAGCAGGCAGTTTTATTTATGGATCGTTCAAAATTTCAAATAGCAGCCGGGGTACAGATTATTTGACCCTTGCAGCGGAGGATTTAGTCAGCGGGCTTTCCGTTGGTGTTGAGGTTATCTCATCACTACCCAAAGACGATTACCTCCTAGTGACTAGCGCACGGCTCGTTGAGGTCAGTTTGGTCGAATCTCCGGCATTTGAAAATGCGATAGTCACCAGTGTTGCCGCCAGCGAGAGCGAAGCGGAGCAAGTACCAACCAACCCACAAACAGAAAGCGAGGCAGTCATGACGACAGCCCCAGAAACAACAGCCCCAGAACCTGAGGCAGAGGCTCCAGTTGTGGAAGCCTCTCGCCCAGTTATTTCAGCAGGTTACATGGTGGGAGAAGTACGCTCACCAATTAAGACACAGGCACAATACATGGAGCACACAATCAAAGCCACATTAGGCAGCGATGTATCCCGTGATTATATTCGTGCAGCAGATGGACAAGCACGCAGAATTGAAGCCGCAAATGATAGTTTTACAACTAACCCTGCGTTTTCTCCAACAATATTCTCACCAACAGTTATTGACACATCACTGATGGTGCGCCCAACAATCGATGCACTTGGTGGTGCTCGCGCACTTTCAGCATCAGGCATGACAATCTCACATCCAAAAATTACAACTAATGCGACAATTTCAACAGTTGCAGAAGGTGCATCAACAGCTGCTACTCAGATTGTGAGCGCGTATGTAAATGCCACAGTCGTAAAACTGGCCGGCACACAGATTATGTCAACGGAACTTTTAGATCGATCTGAACCATCATTCTATGCAGCAATGTATGAGAATTGCTTGCGCGCATACGCTAAGGCATCAGATGCAGCAGTAATCGCCGAGATTGTTAGCGGCGGAACATTGTGTGCAACAACAGTGGCAGCAAGTGCAACTGGTGTACAGCAATTTGTTGGCGCAGCTGCTCCAGCAGTATTTGCCGCAACTGGTGAATTAGCATCTGCATACATTGCAGGTACTTCACAATGGTCATTGCTCATCAATGCACAAGATGGTTCAAATCGACCAATCTATGCAGCAGCCCAGCCACAAAATGCATCAGGTGTTTCAACACCTAACTCAATCCGTGGAAATATCCTTGGGTTAGATTTGTATGTGGACCCTTATATGGTTGCAACAACAATCGATGACAGCGCATTTGTGGTTGCTAAGTCAGCAATCTGCATTTATGAGTCACCAAAATTGACTCTATCCGTTAATGTGGTTGCTACTGGTGAAATTTCTGTATTGCTATATGGTTATTTTGCGACTAAGACACTTGTTTCAGGTGGATTGCAACGCTTTAACCTAACCTGATAAAACCCTAAGCCGCTTGCAGGGTTAGGAGGCCCTGGCCCTGCAAGCCTTATCAAATGAAAGGATGATGATGGCCGCGACATATACGACAATGCAAGAGTTGCGCGATTCACTTGGCATTGGCACCCTGTACACAGATCCAACAGTTGAAGAATGTTGCCAGACTGCCCAGGATCTCATCAATTCATTTCTTTGGTTTAACACTGCGCCTGTTGTGGCTACAGGTCGCGCATCTAATGTTGCTACTGTTGTCATTGCAAGCCCTGGACAATTCGTAACTGGTCAATTAATAACTATTACTAATTCAGGTTCAGGCTATAACGGCAATAAAACAATTACTGGCACGGGCCCGTATGCAGTCACCACCACAACTGTGTTTTTGCCAAGTAGGTACAACTATCCTTTAGGGTATCAATACATACAATTTGCAAGTGCTGCAGTTGATGAAGCCATGCATTTAGTACAACCTTATGGCACGATGGCAGGTCCAGATGAGAAAACGGCTAGTTATGCGACAACAGCTGCCATCAGATCGGCAAGCCTTATGCTGGCCACAAACATTTGGCAATCCCGTCAAGCCACTCAAAATGGCGGCATGGGCATCGATGGTTACGCGCCAAGCCCTTTTAGAATGTCCAACACTTTGATGGCATCGATTAGGGGATTGCTTGCGCCATACCTTAATCCAAGCGCAATGGTCGGATGAGCGATGGCGGCAGCACTAACAACATTGCGCACAACGATAGCAGCGGCTCTAGCCAATGCCGGTGTGTGGAGTACCTTCTCATTTCCTCCGTCAGTAATTCTTGCCAATTCAGTGATAGTTGCGCCTAGTGATCCTTACCTTGTGCCTAGCAATAACTCACAGGCATCGATTGCCTGCATGGCCAACTTCAAAATTATTATGACAGTGCCTTATCTGGACAACCAGGGCAATTTGAATGGCATTGAATCCACCATCGTTGCAGTGTTTAATAAACTTGCATCATCATCAATAGTGTTCAACATCACCGGGGCAAGTGCTCCATCACTGTTGGATGCTCCCAGTGGGCCCATGCTCACATCCGATTTCTCAATCACAGTCCTAACCACTTGGTCATAAGGAGATAAACATGAGCGATACAAACGCAGAAAATTTGGCTTGGCTTATCAAGGTTGGCCAAATCAAAGACCCAAAAGAGGCTGCTAAGCCAACGACAACAGAAAAAGAGGAAAACTAAATGGCAATATATTTGAATAATAATGTTGGCGTGAAACTTGCACCCCTTGCAACGCCAACTGTTCCATCGATTGACATCTCATCTTATGTAAGCGCGGTCACTTTGACACAATCATTTGATGAAATTGAGGTCACGGCTATGGGCGATTCTGCACATAAATTTGCAAAAGGATTGCAAGCGGCCACACTCACTATAGATTTCTTTAATGACTGGGCAGCTGCTCAAGTTATGGCTACTTTGGGAGCAGCATGGGGCACAACCATCGCTGTTTCAATGATCACTGGCAGTGGTTCAACACCATTAACAGTTTCAGCGACCAACCCAACATTCCAATTTTCAATTCTTGTAAATAATCTCACACCAGTAGGCAATGGCGGCGTTGGGGATGAAGCGGCATCTAGTTTGTCCTTCACAATCAATACAGTCGTTACTCAATCATCATCCACTCCATTCTAAGGATAAAATCATGGCACGCTTGAAAATCACCAGGGCCTCTGGGGAAGTGATTGTGCAAATCACCCCAGTGGTTGAAGTAGCCTTTGAAAAATACGCAGGTTCAGGAATTCATAAAAGGTTTCGTGACACGGAATCTCAGACGGATATTTATTGGCTTGCGCACAATTGCCTGCAACGCGTTGAAGTCATTCCTCCATTTGGAGATGAATGGCTCAACACTCTTGTATCCGTTGAAGTAATGGATGATGAACCTGTAAAAAAATAGATCGGGGCAGCCTCACTTATCTAGTGGCCTCACTAGCGGTGGAGATGCACATAAGCCCTAACGAAGTCCTTGCCATGGATGAGAGGATGTTCGAGGCAGTATTGCAAGTGTTCAACGACCGAGCAAAGGAGCGTGCCAGTGCCACTAGACATAAGCGGCGTTGAGTCCACTCTCAAGGCAATGCGCAAATTTGATAGGGATCTCACCAAAGAGATGAACAAAGACATCAAGGCCGTCATGCTTGGCATCCGTGATAAGGCCCGGGCAGATGTGCCCATTGGATTTCCCACTTATCTATCGGGCTGGGAAAAGCGTGGCAAGGTACAAAGCCAAGCGGTGTTTAATACAGGTGGGCGCGTGCGCAAGTTCCCACTCTTTGACACAGCTGAGGTCACGGCTGGCATTGTCTATCGTCAAGGCAAAAGCCGCCAAAACAAACAGGGCTATCGCGCTCAGTATTATGTGCGCAATAATTCACCAGCAGGTGCCATTTATGAAACTGCCGGGCGCGTGCAACCAGGTCAACAAGGTCAATCCAATAACCCACAGGCAGGCCAGTTATTTATTGGTGCCATGGGTTCACTCTATGGAAAAGGTCCAGAGCGCGGCCGATTGATATTCAAAGCATGGGAGCAGGATCAAGGCAAGGCAACTTTGGCCGTGGCCAAGGCCATAGATAAAGCCGTCAATACCTTTAACGCTGTTGGTGGGGCTGGCAATCAAGCGAGTTATGTAGCGGTGGCATAATGCCTAATTTATTAGTCACGGCCACAACC